ACTCTGTATGTGTTTTTACTAGACATATAATATCTCCTTATATTTTTTAGAAAAGACTTAATAACTACTCAGCTTTTAGTCTCTTACTTGATTTAAGTATACTTCATTAAAAAAAGGAAGTCAAATTCTGTATTTAAATTTTACGAAGTAGCACTATAATTAGTATTATGTTTTCATTACGTAGGCAAGAGCATAGTAAGGTGGACGGTTTTCGTGTGCGCTTCCAGAACCTGCACTAGCAGTAGTACCTGTAACAGAGTGATTGTGATTACCTACAGAACTTGTACCAGCTGAAGAACTTCCAGAGCCTAACGTTTCTATTCTGTACGCGTCTACGGCGCCTGCCTCTACGTGACCGTCACCATAGGACATACTATGGCTGTGACCTCCAGCAGCAGAAGTAGTAAGTGATCCATCTCCGTGAGAGTGAGAGGCAAGATGTGCTGTTGATAGAGCTACAGTGGATGCGCCTCCCGTAGCTCCTACAGCGTAAGCACTGCCAGCACCTACTATAAATCTATCTCGTAAGTCAGGAGTACTATTATCTCCATCACATAGTATCCAACCAGCAGGAATAGCATTTGTAGCACCACTCCATAACATAATCATACCAGCTGGTAGTAATACCTCCCCATTAATCATATAGTTACCTGTAACAGTACTATTACCAACTACGTGTAGAGATTCAGCAGGAGAACTTGTACCTACAGCAACGTTAGTGGTGGCTAAGGTTCTAATAGACCTAACACTTTGGCCACTAAAAGAAACGTTGTCATTAGTACTTACAGAGTATCCTTGAGGAGCTCCAACATCAAGAACACTTGACATATCTGCTGTATTTGATGTTATAAGATATAAACGAGCATTTGAACCTAGACTACCACTTGAAGACACGGTAGCCACTAGCTCACCTATCTCGTAGGAAGCAATGTTACCTGCTAACGCTTCTATACCGTTTTCTACCCTATTTCCTACACCTACTCTAGTAAAGTTACCGCCGACAGGCGATGATTTAACATGTATGCTATCTGATATATAAAGTGCATTAGTAGTAGCACTTCTATACAACATACCGTCTATCTCACCTAAATTAGCACCAGAAGCATTAATATTAACAGTAGTAGGAGTAGATGATGATTTAAAATTACCTAGAACAGCTCTTAAGGAACTGTTATATTGAGCCCTTGCAGTGTTAATAGTGGTACCACTAGTTGGCTCCGTATAGGTATTAGCTTGGGATAAAGACATGTTATACTCCTACAATAGTGATCATGACATTAGCAGAGCTATTAGCTGTATACTCGCCTGACCCATTGATATAAATTAATTTAAATGATGCTTCAGTATTAGAAGCTGCGGTAGTTACAACTATTGCTGCATTTGTTTCTGGATCTATTTGATCTAGAATAGTGTAACTTAGTGTAGGTCTATATAGAAAACCTGAATCTGCATAACTAACAGAGGTAGGTGATCCCGAATAAACTATTGTATCTGCAAAAACAGCCTGTTCTTTTTCTATAGTATAAGTAAACTTATCTAATTGATAATCAAGTTCATTAGGTCTTATATTAGTTACTACATGTTTTATTTGTAAAAACCTAAAAGTAGAAATTCCTACTTCATAAGGTATATAACCCTGAGTATTTTCTGTAAAATTAGAGAAAGCAATAGCATTAACATTACCATTAGCATGATAAACACTATCAGCTGACGAAGTTCTTATAAAAGTTTGAGCAGTGACACCTAATAAATCACCTTGATATGTAAGAACCCCAGTATCATTATACTGAGTAAAATTAACTAAACTATAGGAGTTACCTGATAGAGTAGTATTTGCTATTGTATTAGATCCTGTAGGTTCTCCATTAGCGTGAAAGGTAGCACCTAAGGCAATAGCAGTAGTATTTATTACACCTGCGATTAGAGCATAGGTGTTAGCATTAGCGGTATCATTTACAAACTGCCCGTTATTCCAAATACCCCATACATTGCCGGAAACAGAACCTGTCATCCAAGTTTTATTATTAGAATCATACCTGGCGGAAACAACAGCAGTATTATTAAAACCTAGTACATGTCCTATACCGCCAAAGTCAGAGTCTACCAAAACATTACCTTGAGTAGAATTCTCTGTAACCCCTTCTAAGACTTCTTGGAATTGATCATTATAAGTAGTTTGTAAAGCTTGGGTAGCTTGTATATTTAAAGGTATAGAGCCTGTAACAACTTGACCAAAGTCTCTAATAGCTGTTACATACTGGCCATTGGTGTCTGCTAGTAACTCAGTAGGACTAGCAAAAATTGCACTCCACCCAGAGGAAGAACCGTTAGCATTATCTATCACAGAAGTAAAATCATAAGACAAACCACTTGTGTTAGAATTAGCAAAAGAAGAGTAATTATATTCATCACTGTTATTATTAGTAACACCTGAAATAAAGGACAATGAAGGGTCATCCTCTGAGTAAGCTGCAACTACAGTAGATCTCTTAGCTCTAGTTGTTACTAAGGTAATTCCTACAACATCCTCACTAAAGTTACCGCTTGTATCTCTTGTTCTAATTAAATAAGTATGCTCACCAAAAACATCAATAGGTATAGATTTTCTCGCTGTTGGAGCAGAAACTATAACTAGAGGCGACGCTGCTGAGAAATTCTCTAAAGTTATAGCTACTTTACCTATAATTTTTCGTATAACAACTTCTTTTAGGTCAATATCCTGTAGCTGATCATTAACACGTAAGTAAGACCAGAATAAAGTTATCTGATTACTCTGTTGCCCGCCTGTAAAGTTTTGCACGTTAAAGGGAGGAGCTGTTTTACCTAATATAGGTATAGATTTAACTGCGCTTATACCGCGTATTCTCTTATTTATTCCAGTAATTTTAACGGTTAGAATAGTAGATTCAATCAGTAAACCTCTGTTGATGTTATTAATAGTGTATCGTATTTTATCATCATCATCTGTTGCGTCAGCAGAAACTTTAACAGTATTATATTGAGTAAGGCTAGTACCGGCATCGTTATTAAAAAATAACCCCGTAATTTGCTCAGTATCATTAAATTTATAAGATATTTCATAATCAGTAATCTCTTGACCTTGAATAGGAGTAAACTCAACAGTTGCCCTAACAGATACACCACCTGTCTGCTCTCTATATAAGGATTCAACTATATTTATATTAGTTACTTTTTGTATAGGCATTGCCTTAATGTCTATACTTCTAGTTACTGTAGGACTAGTTCTACCAAGTCTATTTTTATTTCTAGCTTGAACTGTAGTAGTTCCTAGAGGTAGCTCTGGAATAGTTAAATCATCAGAAGTGTAAAGCCTATCAAAGGCTGAAGCCATTTGAATACTATAAATTCTAGAATTACCTAAGTTCATTACTCCAGGGTAAGTAGTAGTATTATAATCAAAAGTAAACGAGTTAGAGGAAAGATTACCTATACTACCTACAGGATTAGGGGTAATATTTAAAAAATGGTAACTTGATAAATCAAAGCTAGGAGCCCTATCGAGTGTAACTCTATAAATACTATTAGCAGTTAAGGCTGCATTATAACTTGCACTAGTAATATCATAGCTAGAATCAACTATACTAAAAGTATTATTATATGATACTTCTACATTATCCCCTAATTCAAGAGTTGGTACAGTATAATGATCTATCTCAATTCTATACTTACTATCAGACGAGTTAACACTATACTGAATATTTGACTCATTAGGTATATCTGTATTTTTATTAAGAGTAAACTGACCAGAAGACTTGGCTATACCGTCTATAAAAAATCTTATATAGTTAATATTTGCAGGGTATACAGGAATATTGAAAGAATTTATATTTAGGCTACTATCTACATCACCATCCTGTATATGTGTAAACTCAGTACCTCTTACGTAGAAACTATTATTTGAATAATTATCAGATTCTAGAATTTGATTTATAGTAATATAGAAAGGGGCTGGAGGTAATTTATTAATTAAAGTAGTTAGGCCAGAAACTCTATCAGCAATTATAAGTTTATTATCTACAGCACTATAGCCTAATATATCCTCTGAGGCACTTGTCAAAGAAGAATTATAAGACACAAAGTTAATTGCGCTGCTATCTGAGCTTTTTTGTACTATCGGTAAGTTAATTTTATTAGTACTTTTTAGACTTTGTAAATTTTCGACCTCTAACACATCTAAAACATGTTCTTGAAAATTCTCATCAAAACAACCGTTTAAACCATTAATCTGCAAAGCCACGTTAACTAGATCTTCTTGTATATAACTAGTGCATAGTAATTTAATTTGTCCTATAGGAGTAGAAAATCCATTTTTTCCTGTAATATAAGTAAAGTCCGTATTATTGACGAGACCCGTTGCGGTATTAGCGTGTATAGTCATAGGATTAGTACCAGAAGTATTACTAATTAGTTTAACTGTTTCTGGGTAAGATACATAATATTCAGGCTCTATAGCTTGGCCGTAGTTAAGTAGTTCTGTTTGTCTACTCATTATACCGTCAACTACTACAGTACCGTCTAACTTAGTTCTAAGTCTAGAAGTTAAAGTAAAATCAGGAGTTGGAGGTGTTGAAAAGGCTGAAGTAATATCGGTATATGAAGTAGGTTCATAGTTAATATAAGTATCGGAGTCTTCATAAACATTAGATATATACTCTATGCCCGACACCATAACTTCTGAGGTTTTAGTATCTCGATCTATATTAGTTACTTTAAATAGCTTTGCTGATTTATCTGTATAATAGTTGTTTGGATTATTTATTTCTCCTACACTCCATAAGTCACCAGTAACAGGAACGTTATTAGCTGTAAAAGCACTTATAGAGCTAATTGATCTATTAATAGGGTCAAAACGATTTATAGCACTAACTCTAATAACATCTGAGCCGTAGCTAGTGTTACCCGTAGTATAGGTATTAAAATCAGTGTTACTTAACAAGTAAAGATCAATCCTATCCGTATCCTGTTTTATAACACGTAGAGCAATAGGGTTAGTATTACTAGTAAAAGTAGTATTACTAATAGGAGGATCGGTAAAATGCTCTAACATAACATCTGTCGATGTAGTATTAGAATTAGAAGTAACTCTACCTCCAAACCCATAGGAAATACCAGAAGTTGTAGTAGCTACTGCTATTAAGTCACCAGGAGCTAGATGTAACGCATCAGACCCTGTAGTAAAAGTAATATTTCTACGCAAATACTCAGAAGCTGCGATTTGGTATCTAGCAGCTCTGATTGCTTGGCTTCTTCGAGTTACTCCAGGTAAATCAAGTTCTAGTACATTGTCAATCTTAGTAAAGTCTTCACCTCTATTTGCATCCTGACTATCGATACGTACTACTTCACGCTTAAAGTGGTTAGTAAGCTCAATATAACTCACATCAACAGCTGTTACAATATCACTTTCCTTACCTCCAGCAATTTCGATAGTCCCTTGTTTTATGTTAACATCGTTAAATAACATAACAGGATACTCTTCGGGCATATCTGAAGCAAGGCTTATTTTACCACCAGAGTATACTAATATAGACCTAAAAGTACCAGCAATCCTATTTAATACGTCTAGACCTTCTTCAATATCTACAAGAGATATATCACAAACAAATCTACGTTCTGCTATTATATTACCTTTTGGAATACCTACTTGGTTTTCTCTAATAGAGGTATAGAGAGTTCTAGGCTTATAACGATAAGAGCCATCAGAAACCCCTAGTACACCATTAAACCTACCAGTAGTTGAATCACAGTCATCGCAATACTGCGCTACTTGATAGAACTTATATTTATCTATATTTTCTTCTGGAATACCAAGACCGTAAGTAGAGTTAGTTAAAATATCATACAAAATCCATACAGGATTCTGAGACCAAGAATAAACAAAAGTACCGTCCCAGTTACCTTTATATATTTCTGGATTAGCTGCTGTAAGTATTGTGTCTGTACCAGATTGTTGTAATCTATAGCCATAAGAAGTATAAGGAAATTCGTTTTTACCTACTTCTAGCTCACGCCAGTCTATTTGGCCGTCCGATAGTATAGGTTGGTTATAGTTAGAAGGTACTTTTATTAAAAGACCTTTTAACATACTAGTAAAATTAGGAACACCCCCAGTATGCTCATCTACAGCTTTAAGTGCATAGCCTATAAGAGCAGTACGCGGGTATGCTTGGGGCGTATTTTTAATCTCGTCCCAACCTATAATTTTAATGTTATCTTGTATTTTAGCATTCTCTGAATCAGAAGATGTTTTATTAATACTGAATCTATAACCGTCTAGAGATTTATAAGCTACTGGTATGTTTATGATAAAGCTTACTTTATAGGGAGTATCACTCTTACCAGATACCGTAGTACTAAAAGTACTAATTACTGTTGTACCTAACGAGTTGTATATAAGGATCTGTAAACTAATACTATTACCGCTAACACCACCACTATCATTAGCGATATATAATGAATCTACAACAAAGTTAAATCGAATAGAATCCCAATCATTATCACTAGTCTCTTGTAAAGTAATTGATGATTCAGGTATACCTGCGATGTTACCATTTTTAAGAATAGTAGCAGAGGTAAATACTTGTGGAGTCGTAATTGACTCACCAAAATAAGGAAGAGGGTCTTGATTTATTGTTCCATAGGCGGTAGTCGTAACAAATTTTTCTGTGTCTTCTAATCCATTACTATCTAAGTTGATTAGATCATCAATAGCTGAATCTTGAATCTCAATATCTTGAGGACCGTTAGGATTAATTCTATATATAGGGCCTTCGCCAAAAGCATTAGTTACAAATAAAATATCTGTAGAGAATAGCGAATTAGGTGCTTGCACACCACCGCCCCCTTTACCACCTTTAGCTCCGCGTATCTCTGGAACTGTTATACCTTCGTATTCAATATATTTCATTAAGTTGTTATTACCTCATCTACTCTAATAGTAGAATTTCTAGAGTGATTTACTGTTTTAATATAACCACTCACCATCTGCCCAGCAGCCCTTACATGACCATAATGTAGTGCTATCGGTGTATCGCTAGATGTAGTATTTTTTAAAGAGCCGAACATATCATTATCTCTGCTAGACTTATCTGTTGTGTCTGGTCGTTTTGTAAATAAAGATGATAGTAAGGCGAGTCCTATGTTAACTACAAGATTTTTAAGAAAACCACCACTTAGTAAACCTGTACCAGCTGCTTGAGCAGCAGTACCAGCGACAGCACCACCAGCGACTCCAGCACCTGCTCCACCCATAGCTAGCATAATAGCAGGACCAAAAGCAATTGCTGCAAAAATACCTACAACAGCAAGTAACCCACCACGTTTACCTCCTCCGCCTATAATAGCGGGCACTATATAAATAGTATCCCCATCTCGAACTCTTTTAATTAACATCTGCTCGTATGTTAATTCTCTAAGATTAGAATCTAAAAGTACATAACCTTCTTCTATTTCGTTTTGCTTTTGTCGTCTTACGTAATCAATAAAAGCAGGCTGCATAGCAGTAAGATAGGTAATAATATCAAAAAATGAATCTAGCTCTACCGCAATGTCAGTAGTTCTAAAGAATTTAGATAACGAAGAGTGAGGTTTAATATTAACTAACAAGATGTTTTTCCTTTAACGGCTCATATTTTAGAGCGTCAACATTTTTATCATACCAGTAGATATAAAACTTATTATCAAAGCCTACTAAAAACTTATAACTATTAAATGCTGCGCTTACTTTGTCTTCTTTACTTGGAATAGGGTTGTCGTCACCCGGATGTGAATGAAAAATACCCCAAATGTTACCGTCGTTCCTTACTAAGTCCGCAGGGTCGAGATAAAAAGTAAGTTTTGGCATATCACTAATATTATTACAAGGAATATACTTAAATTCTTTAGTTATAATCCCTACACACTCCCTAGGGTAATCCCTAGTAGCGTGACTGTTCATATCTTGTTTTAGTTGTTCAAAGGGTTCCATCTATATATTCCTGTAGTGTATTGTTTATAGTAATTACCGTAGGTAGTTATATAACTAGGTCGTGCAATTGTAACCTGTATTATTTTATTATCACCTACATACATAGCACAATGATTGGTTATGTTAGTAGAACCTATACTCATAGCTAAAAGATCAAAAGGCTTTGGTTGACGTACTTTGAGCCACCCAAAGCCTTTTTCTGATATAGTTACGTTTTTTTCAAATAGTTGTTCAGTAGTTTTCTGATACCAGTCATCATCTATTATATTACAAAAATGAGAAGTAGAGTAAGTTACATTAATATAGCATTCTTGTTTAAGTATATGCCTACATAAGTTAAAGCAGTCTATACCTTCGTTAATATCTTCTCCAAGATGTTTGTAAGGAAATCCTATATAATTATCATACCATTTTGTCATGCCTGTATATAGCGTATAGCTGGTCTAACCAATAAGTTGATAGTAATTCTACACACGAAGTTTTTCCCTCTTCTACATGAAACATTTTATTTCTTTCTAAATACATAGCAAAATGAATTAAATGATTACTACTTTTAGACTTGAACACCATTAAATCATAATTTTTTGCATCTGTCAATGAGACTTTTATAGCTCGTGTTGATGCCCAGTCCTCAACGATATCAGTAGTAAAATTACGCATCCATGACCTAGAATTAGGGTAGCTAGGTATGTCTAAAGAATAACCAAAAGAGTTAAGATAAAAATTATCTAAGGCGCTTATACAGTCATATTGACCGTATATATGTTTACGGAATAAGTAAGGATTTAAATCTATCATTTATTACCTTATTGTTATGCTCGTGGTACAGTCCTACCCGTAGCAGGAAAAGCACCGAAGTGCACTTGGTTATTTCGTAGCTCACAAGCTTTAAAAGAATGAGAACATACATCACCTCCTGCAGAGTCAGCTATAGCATTATTTGCAGCGATAGGATTTGTATTAGAAGTTAATGAAGTTCCTGGTATAGCTAAGCCTCCGGGACCAGGATACTGACATTCAGGGCCTTTATACTCCCATTGACATGTGTTTTTATAGTATTTTCTTTTAGGAGTTTTATTTTTAAAGTGCTGTAACCAAGATACAAGACTAAAACTTGCTACATACTCATTTAAACCTTCGAGTTGATCAATCTTATATGTATCCTCTAAATAGCTATCTGAATCCGAGTCAGTGTTAATAATATACAAAGGGTCTCCAACAGATAACGTAGTATCTCCTATACCTCTTATTAGTAAAGATAGGCCATCCTGAGTTACTATAAGTCTCGGTTCTTCGTCAGATAACAATAAATTATCATAGTAAATACGGTCATTACCTTCTACAGCTATAACAAGTACCGTATCTCCATCTTTAGTATATATCTGGTCTCCTACTCTATAAGGAGCTGCATTTTTTACGTGCACTACGCTGTTAAGAGTATCTAATTCTGTAATAATGCTATATTCAGGCCAGTAATCTAAAAAGTTTGCAAAAGTAGTTTTAATTTGTATAATACCTCCGAGTAAATCGCGAGTATCAGATTTATCTCGTTGCCAAATTCCTTTTACTGCTTCTGTACTACTTTTATTAAAAGTTGCGTTTGCAGTACCGTATGCAGCTACAGTATCAGTACTGTAAACTAAGCCGTTAGCACGAGCTCTTGTTAAAGTATCAAACGCTTCTTCGCCTTCTGAACCTAAGTCAGAAGGAGTAGCGTTGACAGTCCTAGGATCAATACCATGGACTAACTCTGTATTAACTATAGCTACAACAGAGTTAGAAGAGTTATTACCTACTAAGTAGGGATCTTCGACAAGTACAGAAATAATATTATCAACATTATAAATAGATATAGATAACTCACTTATTTTACCATCAGAGCCTTGTTCCATAGAACTTAAATTTACTGGGAAAGGTATATATGTTTTAGAACCATAAGATATATTATAAGATAAATCTTGAGCTGTATCACCAACTATCTCTGCAAAATTGATAGGAAAAGTGTTAGGCCATGCCCTACCAGCACCTTTACCTTGAGGGTTTCCTGCTTCATTAGGAGGAAACCATTCTCCAGGGTAATAAATAGAGTATAAACGCACTATAGGGTTCTGAGTAAAAGCATTCTTCTCAGCAATAAAAGTACTAGCA